CAAGTTAGATTAAAACCAGACGATAGTGTTTATTTGCCCTGGAACCAGTGGTTAAAGGAAACTCATCCAGACGAACACAAAAAAGCTATAAGTGCTACAGGCCCTAAACAAAATGTAATAAATAAAGTATTTAAACATTGTGGAATTAAACCCTCAGCGTATGACCACGGATTCAAAAGAGGTGTTTACTTGGCGATGATGTATGAAAATGGTAATGAGTTTTTAAGAGGAGAAATAGGTGAGAATGAACTTAAATTAAAATTAAAATTTGAAGAAGATATTCCATATACTAAAAGATGGTGGACCAAAAAAGCTATCAGAAGATATGAAAGTTTATACAAACAAAATAGATTAAAACCAGAAACTTTATTCTATTGGGACGCGATAGACATATCTTGGGAAGAGATGAAAGAAAAATATTTAAAAGAAGTTGGACGTTAAAAAAATAAATAAATGAAAAAAACAAGAACATTAAACGAATTGAGACAAGTAAAAGACACGGTATACACACACCCCTTATCACATCAAGAACAACTAAGTCAATGTGAATTAGATAAGAAAAGAATGTACACTAGAGAACAAGTAACAGATTTAATATACAGATATATTAAAGACAATGAAAATACTATAAGTGATTTAGATATGGTATGGATAGAAAAAAATATTAAATAATTTGTTTTATAGAAATAAATTATTTAGATTTGTGTAAAGAAATTAATAATTATCAAAAATAAAAAATCCAATGAGAGCAACTAAAAAAGAAAAATTAGGAAACTATATTTGTAAAGTAGGAAAATATGATGTCAGACAAATTATTAAGGCTGGTGGACTGAGTAAAAGTTTTGGAAAAGTAACCCAAAGTAAAGGGAGTTGTGAAGGTAGGATATACTTAGGTAAAAAACTAGTTGAGGGTAATCTTAAAAGTGCTAGTGATGCGGTTCAAAAAGCTTTTGCTTTAACTTGTAAAGAAGGTAATGAACAGTACGTAGATAAACGACTAATCAAAAAACATAATTTAGTCTGTGAGTAGTCTTAATCACAGAGTAAAGAAAGGGAGGGTAAATAACTTTACTCTCCTTTTTTTTTTAAACATATTATAGAAGTATTTATTACATAGAAGTGATATTTATAATTAAACAATAAATCTAGAAATGAGTTTTACAAGTTTATTAAACGAGGTTAGAGAGATATTAGAACAAGAGTTATCACGTTTAGACGTGATGATGGATAGATATGCAAAACCTAAAAAGAAGGCGAGTGGAAAAGTAATCCCAGCAAAAATACCAGAAGATATACTAATAAAATTAATCATTGCAGACCCTACTAGTAGACACGAGGGTGACACCGAAGGTGTAGACCCAGATGTGATGGATAATATACAAGTCCAAAAAGTAGGTAAGTATGTTCAATGGATAATTAAACAATGGTTAGGATTACAACAAAAAGCTCAAGAGGAATACCCTTATGACCCAAAACCTAACTCACCATTCCAAGGTAAACTTAACCAATTACAAGAACTATTTTTAGAAGACCTTTACAAAACAACTGAAGATTTAATTAAGTTTGATAGATTTAAATCACAAATAGATGCGAGTAAAAGAGATATTAATAAGATTACTTCTACTGATGAATTGTATGATTTAACCAAAGATTTTTCATTAGAAAAAGCCACCACTAGTAAAGCGGAACAAAAAGAAAAAAGAAAACGTGAAGAGGTTGATTATGTTTACGATGGGAACAGATGGGAAGTAGTTGTCCCAAAAACTAAAGCGGTGAGTTGTGATATGGCAGGTGCACCTTTAACTAGATGGTGTACAGCTTCCGACAATTGGAATTACTATGAAAGATATTCAGGACAAGGTCCTTTATACATGATTAGAGATAAGAATGATATTGTGACTAGTGGAGGTAAAGGTGAAGGTGAACCACGACCTAAATACCAATTCCATTTCCCATCCAATCAATATATGGACCAAGATGATAGAAGTGTTAACTTGGAACAAATGTTACAAGATGGTGGGGAACTTAGTGAGTTAAAACAATTCTTTAAACATGAATTTGCAAAAGCACTTAACAAAGACTTTGGTGACCAGGTACAAATAAACTACCCTAATGACCAAGTATCTAGATTCATAGGTCTATATGGTTTTGATGAATTTTTTGATAAACTTCCACAATCATTAAAAAGATTTGATTTTGAAAAAGGTAGAAGTGGATACGGTAGAGACGACCAAGACTTACCAGCAACACCTCTTCATCCTAAAGTTTTAAATTTCCCTAACTTAGAGGTATTACATATTGAAGGTTTACTTAGTGAGTTACCAGAAGATATTAATAGATTACAAAATCTAATGTTTATTTCTATACCTAATAATCCAGAATTAAAAACACTACCAGAATCATTAGCAGACTTACCAGCCTTACAAGTTTTAAATATTAGAAACAATCCTAAATTACAAATAGGTCCTAGAGTTCAAGCGATGATTGATAGTGGTGATGTAACTGTAGTACAGTAATTAGGATATTTTATCCCATTTCCCATTATTCATTAATTTAAAACTACCAATATATTTTTTATCCCATTCGGTAGGTTTAATTAAACTTAAGAATAAATTTTTATTTTTTCTTTCATATAAAAAGTATTCTTCCCCTAGTAAAGGTTGAAAGTTGTATTCTGATTCATATACTAACTTAGTCCAATTATACTCATCAACTAATTTTTGATACTCTTTTTTTAATTCTTTTAATCTAGAATCAAAATAATTATCAGCTTTATAACTATCACTTTTATCTACCTTAATAGGTTCAAATTTTTGTGAACCAACAGTCGTAGGATAAGATTTTAAGTTAGCGTCAAATTTGTCCGTATCTTCGTTATAAACTATATTATCTGGGTACTTTTTTTTCATAAACAACTAAAATATCTTTCACCTCTATCACAGAGTATTGTTAAACCGTTATTACTATCATTATCTCGTAACCACTCAAAACATACTTTAACATTAGCTGCTGCACTAACACCAACAAATAAACCAAATTCAGAAGCTAATTTTTTAGCAAATAATTTAGCACATTCAGTTTTAATTGTCCTAACTTCATCTACTAACTCTAGGTCAACTAAAAATTTACTACCATCCCCTATTCCTTGTATGCCGTGAAGTCCTGGTTCACCCCCTGACATTACTGGAGATTCAGCTGGTTCTACAGCGACTACTTTTATATCGGGCCATTTTTCTTTTAGATATTTTGCTGTACCCATTAAACTTCCACCAGTACCCGTTCCCAAAACTATTACATCTGGTTTACTAGTATATAAGGGATATGTGGAGTAAAATTCAGGTCCCGTAGTTTCGTAATGAGCTTTTATATTTAAAGGATTGTGGAACTGATTACAATTAAACCAACCTTCTTCTTCACACATTTTATCTCTTAATGCTATTGCTCCATCGAAATCACCTTCATCTACTTCTATTAACTTTGCTCCATATATTTTAAACATATTCTTTCTTTCTTCGGACATATTAGAAGGCATGATAATAACCATCCTATAACCTCTTTCCGCAGCTAACATAGCAAATGCAATTCCACTATTACCTGATGTTGCTTCACAAAGGGTACTTCCTTTTTTTATTAAATTTCTTTTTTCTGCATCATTCAAAATGTAAGTAGCCATACGGTCCTTTACTGAACCAGACGGATTCATAAATTCTGCTTTTCCCCATACAGTAAACTCACCAATCTCTATTGGTATTAATGGGGTTCGACCTACGTAATCTGATAATTTTTTCATATCATAAGTTTAATATTTTAGGTGATAAAGTCCACATCATCTTGATAAGTATTTTACTTTAATGTATTATTATTTAACTAATTTCAAATATTTATAAATTATGAATGTAGATGTGGAAATATATTGTAAGAACTTTAAAAGTTTTTTTCTTAATAACCCTACCAGTAAAGAAGAATTATTGTCGACAGTTCCTGGGGTTAGTTTTGAAAATTTTATAATAGAAGTTACTAAAATAGCTGAAGATAATTTTGAAAAAGGAGGTGACCCCGCAGTAAGTAGAAAACAAATTTTAGATATACTAAATGATTTGTATATTGAACATGTTAAGGAAAATTACAGAGAATTTGGTGAAGATGTGGGATTAATAGATAAAGTTAATATAGACGAATCTAAAGTTTTTCAAAATCTAAAAGGATTTAACATAGGTTTAAATTAAGCTATATTTTCTATAGTTGCTTTATAACTAGATTTAATTATAGTGGCTCCCGACTCTCCCTGTATTAAAGTGTAAGAAATCAGAAAATGGGTTGTACACTCAGTTATTTTGTCTTCCCCATTAGTGACATTCATACTCCAACACGTGGTAACTCCCGTCGCTTCTCCTTCTGGTTGTAGGAGTTCTAATATCAGTGTAAATAACAGAGTTAAAGTTGGGGTATTACTACCTTCCACACATTCAAACTTATAAATTTTTATATGTACATTGACTGTTTCTCTATGTCCCCCAACGTATAAATTACCACATACATTTAAAGCATTACTTACAGAACCATCTATAGTATGTGGAAAGGGTACCCCGCAATTTAAATTTGCATAAGTAAAACTAGTTTTAACTAAATTCCAAGCTCCATTACCTGAACCTGAATTAAATCCACTATTTATATTTCCTATATATTCAAATCCACCTTTTGGTTTTTCTACATGCATAGAATTAGAAACAATTAATATTGGGGTAATTGAACTATCAGGAACGTCTATTTTTATTAAATTAGTGGAAGGGTTACTTAAAGTAACATTACTACCTCCACTTAACATTAATACTTGTTGAGAATCATTTCTGGTGGTGTAAGACTTATTACCAGATAATGTAGTACCAGTTACAAAAGTATCGGTACCACTACTACCACTTACACAATGTTTTATTAAATCACAGTCAAAAGGAGTCGGTTCGGGTAAACAACTCTTATAATCTTCAGTAATAGATGAATAAATTGGTTGGGTGTTAACTATTCTATCATACTCAGGACAAGGTCCATCACAACCGTAATATTGGTCAAACCAGTTAGACATACTTATCTATATTTAATTCTAAGTAACTCACCTCTAGTCCAAGGTTCGTAATTAGGACCTAAGGTATAAACAAACTGTCTACCTTTTCTATCCATTTTTACTATGCCAGAGTCGTTTATAACTGCAAAGAATTCAGAGTTGTGACCTGGAGTATAAGTTCTACCAATAGAATCATAAAATTCTTTTCTGGTTTTACCAGGGTTGTTCTTAACGAAGTCTACAAATAATTGAGTTAATGAACCTTCTTTAGGTGGGTATTTAAAAGTTAAAGGTGTTCTACCTCTCATAGGTTCCCAAGTCTTACTATCTTTTGTAGTAAGGTCTTTAACTTCCGGTCTAGATAAAAGAAACCTTAAGTTTCGCAATAGGACTCCATTTAAGAAAGCTTTTTCTGGGAAACCTCTATAGTAGTTATTCTGATACCTATCATTATCTAAGAACCTCTCTTTGAATTCATCCCGAGGAGGCAAACCTAACTTTATTCCATCAGTTTCTCCATCAATTTCATAATAGCCAAGATTATTACTGGCAGCTACAATATGTCCAGGAAGAAGTCTAAAATACCAACCTATATCTTCCGCTAAGTCGTTCTCTGCTGTGGGTTCTATATATCCATTAAAATCGGAAACAATAATTTCATATTCCGTGTCGTTAAACACCTCAACAGAAAATTTATATTTATTATCTCCGATAGGACTTACGTACCATTCATTACGACCAACCACTTCAAGTTCCCATGGACCACTTTCCGTGTTAAATTTAATTTTCTCACCTTGTAATTTATCTGTGATTAAATTAACAAATTCATTAAGACTTTTGTATCTCTTAAAGTCTAACACTTCCGAATAAGAATCTAATTCTTTTTTATATAAATCGTCAATTACTTGAATAGCCTTATCTGGTAACATAGAACTAACTATGGATGCTGTCCTACTATCTAATAGATTATCTTGCATATCATACCACTGGTCATCAGGTGCCCTACCTAGTACTCTTCTATTTGTTCTATAATCAGTGCCTAATTTAGGTAATTCCTTATAAAGTGCTATTTTATAATCCTTACCAGATTGTTTTTTTATGACATAATATAACACACCCTCGTTATTATATTTATTAAAAAATGACATATCTTTTGATGTTGTACACCATTTGGTACCTGCACCGTAATAACAAGAAGCACCATGACTTTTAGGTCTAATAATTACCCAGTTATCATCTTCATATACCTTATCAACCTCCGACTTAAGCATTTTCTCTTTATCTTTTCTAGTCATTATAGATTCTACTTCATCCATAAGTCTTTCTAATACCGCTAAGTCATCATAAGAGTCTATGTTTTTTGGAGCCTTTATCATCTTCTGATTAACATCCATAAATGGTAATTGTTCTATAAGTTCAGGTGTCATTCTAGGTGAGTTAATGTCGAACCTCATAGCTAGAGACGATATGTCTATAGGGCTTGTGGATTGTTCGTCAATGTACCTTTTAACCATCCACAAAAGATATTTCTGGTTATTTGAAGGGTCCGAATTAACAAAATGTTCTAAAACAGATTCTAAATTAGTTCCCACACCAATCCCAGCTGGATTACCTGGTTCTGCAACAGGCCAAGACCCAACAGCTTTTTCAAAATATTGTTGTGCGTCTTCTACTCTCCCTTCTAATAATATGTGTTTATTAAATCTCATTCTATCCTATTCTATAAATATAAAACCATTCACCATCATAGACTATTTCATTTTCTTCACCATCATAACCAGCAAGACCATTTCCTCTTCCATCAGAAGATATGACTTCTCTAACAAATTCATCTTCATCTATAAAATGTGTAATATCTAATTCGTACATTTGGATATATTCCATGGGGTCATTTCTAATCTCATCCAATTTGTATTCCACAGCTTGGTCTATAGCATCCTCAGTCCATTCATAACTGTCCTCGTCTTCTATAATATCTTGTTTTTGTTCTTCTAATGCGTCTATTTGGTCTTGGATGTATTCTTCGTCTGATTCTCTATCAACCTCGTCTAACTCTTCCAGATGTTCTCCTATTTGTTCATCTATTGCTTCTATTTGTTCTTTATAATATGCTATCATCACTCTATCATCCTCTTCATCTAAATAACTTTCAGGACTTTCTTCAACATCTTGTCTAATATAATCTTCTACATAGTCCGCAACCTCATCACCATTTACGTGGGATTCATAGAACCATGAATTAAAACCTTCATACCCGATATCGTCAACTAAGTTTCTTACTTGTTCCTCAGCAGCTTCATCCGCTTCATCATCATCACCTACAGCATATTCAGCTCCATCGTACTCAAATATAGGCATTTCACCATAGTGAGTAGTTCCTTCATACATAATATCATAAACTGTAGAAATATTTTCCCTTTCTTCTTCTAGTTCTTCCTCTAAATTATTTAAATCCATCCCATAATCTTGAGCTCTTTCCCCATTAGGGTTTTCTATAACTTCAGGGTCATTTTCCATATCACTACGAAGGTCTCTAATTTGTTCCTCTAAGTACTCGATTTCGTCACTGTTGTCCGACCACTCACCTTCATCTTTTAGGAATTCCATTAATGCGTTAGCTCTTATACCAACGGAGTCAGTATCTTCAGGATTCCACTCCTCATTTTCTCTTCTTAATTCTGCTTCAGCATTTAATCTAGCTATTCTTTCTCTTCTACGTTGAGCCCATTCATTTTCTCTCGCCTGTCTCTCCAGTTCCCTAGCTTTTACTTCTGCACCTATTTTATCTATTTCCTCTTTATATGTGTATTCGAAAAAACTTTCTATCGCACTCATTAAAGGATGTTCTAAAATATAATCTATATTTGTTGTATCACTAATTAAATTATCAGGTGCGTCATAAAAACTTTTACCTCCCGAATATTTTCTATTTAAAGCTACTTTATAGTAGGGGTTAGAAGTAGGTAATGTTTTATCTAGTATGTAAAAAAGTTTACCTTCTTGATTATAATTTTTAAATTGATAATCACTATCTTTAGCTGCTGTACACCATTTGGTACCCGCACCATAATAACAAGAAGCGTCATGAGATTCTGGTACCACAACTTTAAAACGGTCATCCTCGTAAATAACTTCAGATTGTTCATGAGTCTTAATAACTCTTTGTCGTTTTTTTAAATTATCTAAAGCATCATTAAGGTCAGTGTAAGAATTATAAGAGTATAAATCTTTTATCTTTAAGTTATTTCGTTTCCTATCGAAAGCTTCTACCGCGTCTAATACCATTTCTAAATAAATGACATTTTGTACAATAGAGTTCATATAATCTCTAGCTATCCACTCCAAATATTTTTGATTATTTGCTATAGCACCACTACCAGTTACCATCTGGTCCCAGACATCTAAAGGTACGTTGTACTTTTCTTTTACTCTTGAAATTCTATTTTCTACTAGTAACACAGTTTTCTTTTTATTATAAATACTTATTAAAAGACTTATATTATGGATAAAAGTAAATCATATATTATCGGATTTACCATCACCTTATTTTTCGTATTGTTAATGGTAAATCAAAATTCAAACAGCAACTCCAAGGAACTTACCTATAAACAGACTTATGTAGATTCTTTAAAGTATGAAATACAGTTAAGAGACTCTTTAATTAAAGATTTTAAAAATTATATACCTATTGGTTCTCCTTTAGATAGTACTAAAATTAATAGTAAATACGGTTGGAGATGGGGAAGAATGCATCAAGGAGTAGACCTTAGAGGTAGGTATAGAGATACAGTGTTCTCAACAGCCGCAGGGGTTGTAGTAGAAGCGAAACGTATGGGTGGTTACGGTAAGTGTGTAAAAATAAGTCATAACAATGGTTATCAAACACTATATGCACATTTAAGTAAAATATTTATTAAAAAGGGTGACATAGTAAAAGACTCAACAGCTATCGGAAAAGTGGGTAATACTGGTTTTAGTACTGGGTGTCACTTACATTACGAGATAATTAAAGACGGTGAAAAAATTAACCCAGAAGAATTACTTTACAAAGAAATAGATAACTAGTACTATTTATGGGTATAATAAAAGTAACTCAAAACAAAAAACTATGCAAGAACATGAATTACCAATGAAAGAGACTGATAACTCTTTAGAAATTACATTATGTGGGAAAGGAAGTTGTAAATGTCCAGCGGTAGATATCCATACGGACCGTGATGATGTTATAATTGGAGGAGACGATGAAGGTTTTACTACATTCACTAAAGAACAATTTGAATTGTTAGTAAACGAAGTTAAGAATGGTAGATTTGATAAATTCATCAAGTAACATGGGGTGTGGTTGTAAAAAAAATAAAGGAAAAGAAAAAGACCCTAAAGAAGTAGGTGAAAAACTACAAAAAATGATTAGGGATAAAATCCAGGAACAACTAGACAAAAATCGTAATTTAAAGAAAGGGGTATAAAACCCCTTTTTTATTTTTCACAAACTATTTATGGGTATGAAATTACTTCATACAATACAAACCCTAGTAGAACAGGAAGGACAACCTTTTTGGGTTAAACAAGCACTCGATAGTTGGGATTGGGATGACATTCACGACACTCTTAAACTATTTGGTGGTGACCTACATGAATATTACAAAGCTTTAGAGAGTAGAGGTTTCGGTGAAGACTTTTTAAATCAAATAACTCATTGGGAAGAATCTCCAAATTACTATATCACACAAGCTTTAGGTGGTAGAGACGCTTATAGGAGGGGTCTAATAGATGAAGACTTACTAGTAAAGTATGTAGTAGATAATATAGTAGAGAATGAGATTAGGGATTTAAAAAAATACGAAACTGGTAAGATATACCTTACTTTAGACATGTATAGTAAACCTGATTTTTTTGAGAAAGATTCATATGACCGTATAAGTTGTGAGGAAACCGCAAGATTAGTATTTGAAGATACTTTGTGGGAAAATTGGGAGAATACGGATACCTGGACACCTAACCTAGATGGGTTACTTGAAAATTTATCACCACAAAATTACAAAAAATTAATATCTAACATCTTAAATAATCACCAAACGTTAACTTGTTTCAGAGAAGAGTTTGAGTCTTGGGTAGAACAAGACAATATTGGTGAAGATACTTTTTATGTAGATGTTTCTAGAATGAATTGGTTTTTAAATGACCCAGATAGATATAATTTCGAAGTATTACTTGGTTGTGCGGAAGAGTTAGAGGATTATGTAGATGAAATGAAACGAAGTTATCAAAGAGCTTATAATGATGAATTATTGTCGATTTACTACAATCAATACCATAAGGATTTAGAAAGGTTACTAGGTAAACCTGTAGGTAAAGATAAAACCTATGACTACAGAGGAAAAGAAAAAATTGAACTTGAGGCAGATGTTTATGAAGTTACAGATTTGGTAAATAAAATATTAATTGAGGCCGCTTTAAGTGGAGAAGAACTACAATACTCGGAGTTTGGTGAAATATATAGAGATTTAAATAGTGGGGGTGGATTATGTCCAGGTCATTTTGATGACGTTTATGACGATGAAAAACTTTGGGAACAGTACAATGAACGATTTAGTGAGTATTTATAGTTAAAACAAAATTATGGAACTCAAAAAGATTTATTTAGAGAGTGAGGAGTATTATCATGACATAGTCCCTAAAAAGACAATATACTTACATCACACAGCTGGTAGTCACAGACCTGATTGGACTGTTGCTAACTGGGAAAGAGACAAGACCAAAAGTGGTGGAGTAAGACACATCGCTACTGCTTATGTTATCGGTGGTAAATCAACCAGAGACGGTAATACTAAATGGGATGGTACTGTCATAGAATGTCATCCACCAGAAAAGTGGGCACATCATCTGGGAATCAAAGCAAGAAACAATAGAACACTAAATAAAGAAAGTATTGGTTTAGAGATATGTAACTATGGTCCTATTAAAGTTAAAGATGGGGAGTATTTCAACTACGTTAATAGTAGGGTACCTAAAGAAGATGTTATTGATTTAGGATTCACCTTTAAGGGTTACAGACACTACCATGCTTATACAGACGCACAAATAGAATCTACAAGACAACTTATACATTACCTAAGTGATAAATTTGATATTGATATTGCTAAAGGAATGAAAAGAATCATCAACAAATCTTTAAAGATGCCAGAAGATTTAGATTTACTAGGAAAACAAAAATGGTTAAACATTCAAGGATATCTAGGAGCTAACGGTAGGGTATTAGCGGAAGATGGTGTAGATGGAAGAAATACACAATACGCTGTAGATTCTTATCTTCATGACAAAAAAGGAGATGCTTTTGCATTGAATAAACAAGCTTTAGTTGGAGCGGAAGGAGTATGGACACATACTAATGTAAGAAAAGATAAATTTGATTTATCCCCACAACCTAAGTTAATTGAAATGTTAAGTGAATTATAAACCTTAAAGGTTTACGCTTAACATTTAGTTGTGTATAATTTATAAAAATATAAGTTATGAAGATAATTACACACAAATTTAAAAGAACAGATAATGACATTGTATATCTAGTTAATCTAGTAGATGTCACTGGTCACCCTCTTGAGAGTTTAGTGGCAGAAAATAAAGATGAACGTACTAGTGTTGCAAACTCTTTAGCCATTAAACATAACATTAAAAATGTTTTACACAATCCAGGTTTTTCAATAGTATCATAATGAAACAAGAATCATTAAATAAAAAAATAGATAGAGTTATTGAAAAATTAAGGATAGCACAATCTGAAAAAAATGAAAAATCTATTCAAGAGAGTATAAACGAGCTAAATAAGTTGTGGGAAGAATCTAGTGTAGAGATGAAAAAAAATGCTCGTAAAGATGGTTTTGATGTTTAAGGCCATCCAAACAATTTTAAATGGAAGAAAAACAAAAACTGAGAGACCTAGTTTCTCAAAAAGACAAAATCACCAAGGAGATAGAACAAATTCAAAACGAATGTTCTCATTCTGATAAACACATTAAGTTTATAAGTGATGACAAAGGAAGTACATCTAAACCGATGTGGGTCTGCAAAATATGTGAAAAAGTGTTAAACATACCCACACAACAAGAGATAGAGAATTGGATGAAAAAATAATGTTGTATTTTATTGGTTAAGTGTAAAAATTTTTTTAATTTTGTATAAATATTTATATTAACCTGACAATAACATTATATGCTAATAGTAAAAGTACAAAAAAACAACATAGATAGAGCCATCAAACAGATGAGGAGAAAAGTAATTAATACACAACTCCTAAAAGAGTGTAGAAAAAGAAAACACTTTACCAAACCATCAATCATCCGAAGAGATGAAATTCAAAAAGCAAGTTACGTACAAAAAAAGTTTGGAGACGAAGATTAAGATTCAAACATGGTAGGACTTTGTACATAAGTTACAAAATCCTCAAATGATTTAACATACCTTTCTTGATTCATACGACTGTCGTTTCCTACGTTCTCCCTTACCTCCACGTCAAAAACAATAGTTTCGTTCTCAGTATCTATTTTTCTAATACCCACTTTCCTATCTGGTTTATTGGGGTTACCATACTTTTTACTAAAGTTATATATACCCCAGTCATGAGATTCAAATTTTTCTTTCGTTAAATAATCATTAACCTTTTTTATAAAATCTTTTCTTCTTTCTATATCCACGTCATCTATTTTTTCTAAAAAGCTATCAATTTCAGATTCAACATTTTCTTCTGTTCCTTCTGACCACTCATATGTGTCATAATACACATCCTGAGGTTCAGTAGGGATGTAGTTGATTTGTTTATCTTGACTAAAGAGTGTATCTAAAGTACCACCCTCTGAAGGTAAGTTTTCACTAACAAGATAAAGTAAAGGTTCCCAACCTATATGTATTCTTACACTGTCTCCTCCTATATGGTCATATTCTAAAAATATTTCATTTTTGAAGAATTGTTTCATTTCTTCTACTCTACTTTCACCAACACCTTTACCTACTTCATATAATATATCTGGAGCAGCGTTGTCCCATTCTGTAGGAAAGTACTTTTCAAAAAAGTCATTTATTTCCCCATCTTCAAATTGATGACACGGTCTATCTATAGGTTTGTCGGTACCCTCTATTAGATTCATTAACTCGGTTACTTTTCTCAATTGACTATCATTAAACCAACAAGACATATAATTTAATTCGTCATCATCTATCTCCTCATAATAATCACTATAACCATAATCATGAGCTAAATTATAATAATATTCACCATCACCAATTACTAAAACGTTTTGTATCCAGTCATCTTTTTTTAAATAAACGTTAATTCCGTCAGGAACAATCTCTATTTCATCTTCACCCCCTCGAGTGTAATAACTTTCCGTATAAGGTTCAAACTCACCATAATATTCTTCTAAATCTGCAGGGTCACCATTATTATTAATTATATTGTATATAAGTTCACCCAATTTACTATGTTCTTTACCGTCCAATAAAACATCTTCATCAAATTCCATATTGTATTTAATTCTTTCAGGTAAACTATATTTTACATGAAAGAACTTTTGTAATTCTTTTTCTTGACTTAGGAGTTCTTTAAGATTTTCCACCATACCATTAGTATTATACATATACTTCTGACTCTTAGGTTCACGTAAAAAAGGAATTTTACCTCTATCTATAAGTAAAAGTTGGTTAGGGCCACCTATTCTAACAGGGGATGAATCTTTTTTAAATTCAATAATATAAGGAGTTCCCATACTTGCTTGACTCTGTAAAATTGTATTTAAGGACTCACAATATTTAGTGTTTGGTATATTACAAATACCATCTTTGTCAAGTGGTACATATATCCTGTAATCTTCGTTATCCAGGACCACCTTTTTACGTATGTTTACTTTATTATCTGTTTGTTCATATAAATCTTCACCTCTTCTAAAACCAGGTCTTAATATCCACTCGTCCGAACCTTCACCACCTACCATTGTGATTTCTGGACCGTCACCATCTATTGGCATTATGTTATAAATTCTCTTGTCATAATTCGGTAAACCCGATTTTGGCACTTTGGGATGATACCGAACACCAAAATTCCATCCAGTAACTACGTATGGTTTGAATAACTCCATGTGTTTAGATGAACCAAGAGATTTGTGGATTATTATAATTTCATCACCCACATCTAATGTCATGTTTTTTTTTAAATCTTTAGATTCTTGTAAAGACTCTTTACCATACCTTTCTGTAATATCTTTTAAAAGTATATCATAAAGTTGTTCTCCTTCTTCATTACTTAACCCATGTCTTAGTTTTGTATTCTCTACAGAACCTCTAATGACTTCCTCGAAGGACCTACCTTGTTTTATTCTTCTTGCGTTAAGACCAGAAGTCTGTGCATCGATTTCATGGTCTTGAGTATAATATGGTAAACCTTTTAAATCTTCTTCAGTTTCTCCAGGGTGAGTACCCATAACTTCTTGTTCCGCATGTCTAATTTCATGCCTAATATATTCAGTTAAGTAATCTTCTATATGTGTATAACTTTCAGGTTCCATAAGTGGATTGATAATTAAACCAATCTCTATTGTATCATCACCAGCGTAATAAGCATCTATATTAAATTCATCTTCTATCTCTTCATCTCTACCAAGAGTTAGTTCTAAGGTGAATGAATAATTTTCTATTGCATAAAGCATTTCATCTGGTCTTAGGTCTTCAGGTAAAAAGTAAGTCTTAGTTTCTGGTTCAGTAACTGTGTCCTTAACAACTTTCATAACGTCATCAACCATCATTAAAGTTTCATTATAAAAATCAGTTTGTTCGTTTAAGTTATCTCTACCTCTATCTAATGATTTTAATTTACCACCTAATTTCTTTATTATATGATTAAACACATTTTTAAATCCTATTATGCCCACACCTACAAGAACACTTTTTAAGTAACCTGTGGGTGAACCAGGATGTATGAGACCCTGATTTATTAAGAAAAGTAAACCATCTAATATAGGGAAAGCTAAAAATGTAAAAGCTACTACATCAGCTAATGAGTTAGCTGTATAACCTAAGGATTCACCTATTTTAATCGCTATATCTTCAACCGATTTTAAGAAATCTAAAACTACAGACAGTCCTTTAGTAAGTCCTTTTTCTCTTATAATATCCATAAGTTTTTGAACTTTATCTTTATGTCTCCCCACCAAAATCCACATAGCTGTTATGTACAGTAAGATTACATCTTGTTCAGTTAAAGTAGGCATTGTTCCCGACATTAACTCTTTAACCGCGGGTAACATAGCTGTAATACCAGTTCCGAAAGTAAAGGTACCATCTATAACATCACCCAAATCCATTAAGGTTTTTTTAACTACAGAATCTTTTTCCTCTATCTTTTCTAAAATTAATCCTTTTTGATTAACACTATTGATTAAACTGATATTCATTTAATTTCTTTTACTAATAAATATAATCTTAAAACTATTTATGTATATGGAATTATCAATAAATAGAAAGACTATACCAATAGAAGTAATGGAGACTCCTAGTCAGAAGAGTTTAGGGATGATGGGTAGAAAAAAATTGAATGGTGGTATGTTATTTACTTTCCCAGAAATACAGGAACAATCTTTTTGGATGAAGAACTGTCTAATTCCATTGGATATACTTATGTTGGTTGATAATAAAGTAACTAAAATTCATTCTAATTGTCCACCTTGTACTAGTAATCCTTGTAAACATTACCAAGGAATTGGTAACAAAGTTTTAGAATTGAATGGAGGTGAGTGTAAAAAGTTAGGCATTAAAATAGGGGATGAGTTAGAATTTATCTAAGTTCCTTACCTATTTTATTAAGTAATTCGTGAGCTAAACCAACATTTTCCATAGCTTTAACTACATCACTTTTCCCAATAACAGGAATCTTATCTAATAAACCTCTTAACTTATCTAAAATTCCAGGTACCTCATCTATAGCTAATCTTTCAAGACCTTGTTCACCTACAAAAGCTGCGAAGTCACTAATACCTGTTGGGTCAGGAGCCAGTTGAATTATTCTGGAAGTTAAATCCAAAAGGTCAGAAGTCACAGTAAACATTTCTTTTTCTATTGTTTTAAGGTCTTTAGCTGTAGGATTATTTTTAAATTTATCTAGAGCTATTTCTAAATCAGTATTATGTTTTTTAACCTCATAAATATTTTTACCTATTAAGGCGACCATGACTGGCATACCTACCACACCTGTTGCTCCTATAGCTGCAGCACCCAAATCACCTAACGCGTCTGAAACAAAAGAAGTTTCTAAAAGAGTATTTTTTATATTATGTTTAATTTCATTAATAGAACTCTGTTCTATTTTTTCTTTAAGTTTTTCTACCATTTGTTTCTGTACCCATTTAACAAACTCTACATAACGAGTTGTTTGACCAGCTTGTTTTCGGTAAGACCCTTGTGGATTTCTGGTAGCTCTTGAAAAGAAATTAAGTCCACTTACATTAGTTATACATTTATGTCCACCACTATTAGCCTGAATTACGTCCCAAGCAGATACAGTTATATTATCTAAAATTTGTTTTTGTTCTTCACTTAAATTTTGCCATGGTGTGTCAATAATTTTTACAGCTTCACTGTAGTAAGGTGAGTTCACGGGTGGCATGTTATTAAGTTTGTCTTTATATAAAGCAAACAAATCAGATGTTTTGAAACCTATACTACTTTCATCAGCTTTAGTCTCACCTATTCTTTTTATTACTGAAACAGGTACTTGATTTTTCTTAAGTTGAGGTTCGATACCACCTAATACTTCTTGAGCTATATCAGCTAAGTTAATTCCCTTTAAAGCTCTGTCTTTCTTAAACGGGTTACATGACGCTTGTACCAATCCCATAGGCCAAGCTATAACTAAAAAGTCAGCATCTGGATATATTTTAAAAGGTGTATAACGGTCATACGACCCTGGTTTAAAAAGACTACCTCCACCATATTGTACTATAATATTATCCTCTAAAGTTAGATTATCACTTTCTTCTTGTGATTTAATATATTCTTGTTGATTAACCTTCATTTGTTCTGGACTAGCAAAATTTCTATCTCCAGCTATCGAGTTAATGTTATGAAAAATATTCATTAGTGAAGGTGATGACCTATCAACTAACGCTTCTAAGAATCCTGGTTTATTTTTGTAAGCTAATAATAACTTGTTTGTTAAAAGAGCTAACATCCATTTATTACTAGGAACAGTACCATTAGCGTCAAACTTTTTAATGTAATTCATAACATCGTCTGGAGTTAAACCGTGTTTTGCATAATCAGCACTATCTACAGTAGATATTCTCATCACATCATCACTTGTAAAAATATCTTGGGGACTCACTATTTGTGAAAGAGTTTCCACGTTGGACCTAGCTCCTCTAAATTGAGTCGAAGTGTCTCCCTCAACACCCGATTGACTATCATGATGGTCAGTATGTATAGTGAACATAGGTTTACCATGAGCAAAATCTACCAAAACCTGCATTGTGTCTCCTTCAGCTTTAGGTTTAGCTACAGAAAATTCTTTATCACCGTATTGAATAACATGAGTATCTACCACATCTATACCATACTTTTCTAAGTATTCTTTCATTGCTATTGCAGATACTACACCATCTAAGTCCTGGTGAAAATAAATTTCAGCTTTAGGATATCTTTTAGCTATCTTATTAATATCCTGTATTCCACTTTCTTTAATTATCTTTTTCATATAATATAAATATTAATTAGTTATCTACACAACCACCATCTCTACAAAATAAATCTGCGGTTTCGTTTTTTCTTTCAGGATGACCCCAATCTAAATCATTTCTAATCCAAGATTGAGCACTTTTAAATTTACCAGTTTCAATTTTAGATATCCCTTGAGTCCTTATAAATGCAGAACAACCTAAGTTGTATGCAATATCTGACATCGCTATATACATACTAGTAGTTAATTTTCTTTCATTATGGTCTTTATCAGTCGCACGATTTTGCCATCTTTTAATACAGTTAGCCGCTTCTTGGATATCAGGTTTACTTAATTTTTCTGCCTCACTAACACTCATCGTTTTGTTCATGTAAGTTTTAATAACAGCAGGGTCAGTGGTTCCCCACCCTATAGTTAAAGTACCATATGTAGTTCCTCCAGTATACTTAGGAGGCATTTTCATCTTTTTGTGTTTATTATAAACCCACTTTACTTTATCATCATAAACATAAGGTATGTGGTTACCTTTAACGTCCCCTTCATTTCTTCTTAAATAATCAAATATTGGTTGTCCCGCAGACTTTTTATTCCAGTCATAAAAATTAACGGACTCCTGTTCGATTAATAAAGTAAGTTGATTTATAAGTTTCATACCTATAAATACTATAATAAGTAATAATGATTATTTTTCTACTTCTCTTTTTAGATACCAAAGAGCTTTCTCTAAATCTTGTTTAATGTCATCTTTTTTACCTGCACGTGAAATATATTTAACCACATTCCCCAGATTAAAATTTAAGTCCCATGCTTCAATAACTTTTATAGCTTCATATAGGTTATCTTCTCCACCATAATGTTTTGGGTGATTTACCCAGTTACTTTGAGGTTTCTTCGTCATCATTTGATACTGACATTAATACATCTTTATATTCCTTTTCTAAGTCACCTATTAAATCTAAAACTCTATTAGTTAGGTCCTCTACCTTTTTAACATCTGTTTTAAGTACACTAAT